ATTTGGCAGGATGGCGCAACACCTCTCAATGGCTATGCGGCCTATGTGAGTAACCAGGTGCGCAGTGATCTCACCAAAGGCACCAGCTCCGGCGTGTGCAGCGCGGTTTTCTTTGGCAACTGGGCCGATTTGATTTACGGCAACTGGGGGGTGCTCGATGTGTTGGTTGATCCATACACCGGCGGCACATCCGGCACGTGGCGCGTGATTTCCCTGATGGACATGGATGTGATTGTCCGCCATCCAGAATCCTTCACGCTGATGGCCGATGCCCTGACCGCGTAATTCAACTCACTCGTTTTGTGATTCAGCCTGCGCGGTGAAGTTAGCTGCGCAGGCATAAACACTGATTTTCTGGAGGAAACATGAAAGTAAAGATCATTCGCTCCACGTTCGTCGATGGTGAACTGGCCGAGGCTGGAAAAACCATTGAGGTGAGCGATGCCGACGGCAAACAGTTGATCTCATCCAAAAAAGCCATTGATGGCAACGAAGGCAAGGTTGAGCGGGCCGTGGGCAAGCCCCAGAGCAAGGATTAGAACATGGCAAAAAACACACCACCACCAGTGGTGGCCGCGCCAGTCTCAAAAATTCGTTTTCTTGAGCTGGATGTGTGCCATGGCAGCGTGTGGGCACGGCACGAGATCATGGTCGTGACCGATGATAACCGCGTAGATGCCGATCTTGCCGTTAAGCGTGGCATGGCGGAATATGTGAACGATGCAAACCCGGCTAGTAACGCCCCCAACACTTAAACCGCTCAGCGTGGCCGCACTCAAAACTCATCTACGCATTGATGGCGCAGATGAGGATGAGTATCTTGCCGCGCTGATTGATGTGGCAACCCAGCACGTTGAAGAACGTGCATGGCGGGCGGTGCTTACGCAAACGCGCGAACTGGCGCTGGATGGGTGGCCCGCTGAGGGCGTGATTGAGCTGCCCGGCGCGCCGGTGCAGAGCGTTACCAGCGTGAAATACACCACCGCGCAGGGCGTTGAACAAACGCTAGATGGAAATGTGTATGTGGTGAACACCATCGCTGAGCCGGGATTCATCAAGCTGCGCAACGGGCAAAGCTGGCCGGGCGACGCACTGGCCGAGACGGCGGCCATCCGTGTGCAATACGTGTGTGGCTGGGACGCAGCAGAAAAGATTCCGCCCGCGCTGATTCATGCGGTTCGAATCGTCGCCGGGCATTTTTACGAAAATCGCGAGGATGTTGTGGTGGGCGGCGGAATGTCAATGATGCGTTTGCCGGAAGGGATGACCGCGCTGATTGAGCCATTTCGGCTCCTGAGGTTTTGATGCGGGCCGGGCAACTTAACCGCCGGATTGCTGTCATGCAGCGAACACCGCAAGAGCAGGACAGCGCCGGGCAGTTGAAAGAGCTATGGCAACTCTACAAAGAGTTGTGGGCTGATGTAAGACCTGTCAGCGGGCGCGAGTTTGTTCAGGGCCAGCAAATTGAATCTCAAATCACGATGACGTTTGAGGTCAGACACATCACGACGATAACAACGGATATGCGCGTTCACTTTTGCGAAAACGTGTATGCAATTGAGGCGGTTATACATCCAAACGATGACCATCGCCGCACTCAAATCATGTGCCGGGAGATGTAATGCCAGTGCAGATTATCTCGAAAAGCCTGGTGAGCGGGAGCCAGCAGCTTGAAAAAGACCTTGCGGCTTTGGCAGAAGTCGCAAAGGGAGAGATGGCAAAAGCAATGTTGAAAAGTGGCGCAAAGGTGGTGCAGAAATACGCCAACAAAAGGGCGCCTCGGCCAGAAATTGAAGTTGATGATGTTGATGACGCCGGTGGAATGAACAAAAGCATTGGCATTGGTCTGCCCGGAAAAAAATGGCGCTGGCGGTTCGCGGAATATGGCGTTCAACCATTTGAGGTTGATCTGGCGAAGGGTCGCACAACACGAACCAGCGGCAGCGGCAGAAAAGTGAAAGGCTCAAAAAAGGCACTGCGGTTTGTGGATGGCGGTGCGGTTGTGTTCACGAAGCGCATCAAGCGCGGGGGTATTTCTGCCAAGCCTTTTTTGCGCCCGGCGATTGATGAGAACGAGGATGAGATCTTGGACGAAATGGCGAAAGTTGCGCAAGCAAGGATAGATCAAGCATGAGTCTCTATAAGGCTTTTGTTGCCTATCTTGTCTCTCACCCGGAGGTGTCCGGGCTAATTGGCACGCGTTTATATCCAAGGCTCATACCTGAAAACGGGCAACTGCCAGCGATGGCGTATCAGCTCGTCAGCCTGAATGACCCGCTGGCGCATGATGGCGCGGTTGGTGTTGTTACGCGCACTTATCAGTTCACTTGCCAGGCGGTCTCATACAACGAGGCGCAGGACATGGCTCGGGCTCTGCGGACAGCCCTGCACGGGTTTACCGGGCCGATGGGCAACGCAGAAAACATGGTTCAAGTGTCTATGTGCGAGTACGTCGCACATGACGATGGAGAAGCAATTGAGGATGCAACGCTAACCCGTTGCGATTTTAAGTTTGTTTACATGGAGGAATAAAGATGGGACGACAAGGTGCATTTGGTGGGAAGGTCAAGATCAAGATCAGTTCGGCGATGACAGTAATCGCTCACGTCGAAGATTTTGATTATCCAGAACTCGAAAAAAAACTGGCCGAGGCGACCGCGCATGATTCACCAGGCGGGTATGCGGAGCATATCGCGACAGGTGAGCGCAGCGTAGGTGAGGCCACGCTGGAAATCACGTGGGATAAATCAGCCGCAACACATGCAGCGATCGTCACCGCGTTCAACAGCTCCGACCCAGTTGATATGTCGTTTGAGGATCCAAGCGGCACTGAGATTATGGCCGTGAGCGCGCACATTCACAAGCTGGGGCGAATTGTGAAGCGGGGTGAGGCTTACAAGTGCAAGGTTGGGGTGCAGCCCACCGGGCAGCCGACGTTTACCCCCTAACTCTGACACAACAACACCCTGATTAAGGTCAAAAAAGGAAATAACACATGGGCGATTTGCGATCTCAAATTCTTGGCGCAGAAGACATCAAGCGCGAGAAAGTTTCCGTGCCAGAGTGGGACGGGGCGGAGTTTTACATTACAACGATCACTGGCGCAGAGCGCGACCAGTTTGAGCAAAGCATGGTCACGGGGAAGGGTAAGCGGCGCGATGTGAGCGTGATCAACGCTCGCGCCAAACTCCTCACGCTGGCGATTGTTGACGAAGAGGGCAAGCGCATCTTCTCTGACGCGGATGTTGCTGGCCTGGGCGCAAAAAGCGCCGCTGTTCTCAGTCGTCTGTATGACATAGCCGCCAAGCTGAACGGCATTACCGACGAAGAGATTGACGAGCTGGAAAAAAACTAAAGCGCCAGCCTGAACGCCGGTTCTGGTTCAGGCTGGCGCTTGCGCTGGGGCATCGTTCTGTAAGGTGTGCCCAACGCGAAATTGACGCGCATGAGTTTGCGGAATGGGTTGCATACAGCAGGCTTGAGCCGTTTGGCGCGACCGATCTAAACGCGCATTTTGCCGCCCTTATCTCGGTTGTGGCAAATCAAAATCTTGAGGAAGCCAGGCAGGTTGAGGCAAGCAAATTCATGCTCGGAGCTGGCGCGAAGCAAAAGAAAAAGAAACCATCCTGGGATGAGCTGCGCGCAAGGATTTTGACTTGGGGCGCGGCTTTGAAACCGCCTCCGGCAAAAAACTAAACAATGGGAACACTGCGGGGACTTGTTGTAAAGCTGATGGCCGACACATCGGGATTTGTGGGCGGGCTAACTGCGGCTGCGTCAACGACCCGTAGCGTTTCAGAGCAGATCAATGCCAGCGCAGTGCGCGCCAGCGGGGCGTGGACAGCCAGCGGGGCGCAGGCCGCGCTCAATCAGCAAAAAATAGCGCTTGATGCCAGGAGGTTGACAAACGAGATTGTCATCCAGACAGACCGCCTCAACAAGTTGCGGGCGAAATTTGGAGAGACAAAACCAGTTGTAGAACAAGCCCGCATCAAAATAGAAGGGCTGCAAATGCAGCTCGACAATCTGGGCAAACACCAGGAAGCCGCAAAAACCTCAGCGGAAAAACTAAATACGGCTGT